GTTTCACTCACCGAACCGAACTGAGTCCACAACCATGACACCCACGCAGCAAGATTCGCCAGCGGTGTTTGCCCTAGCCCCAGCAGCCCGTTAATCAACGTTTTAAGGGTTGCCAGCCATGTGGTGCGGTTAGTGATCCCAGTGAGGAACGTCTGGAACTCAGCTAAGACAGCGGGTATTGCCAGCGTGCCCAACCAGTTGGCAAGCGTGCCGAACTGAGTGATCAGCCCGGTAAAGAACTCGATGATCGGGGAGAGAAGTTCCTGAATGCTGAGCAGGGTTTCATCTTCACCGTCGTAGGTGCCGACGAGAGCTTGCAGCAGCGTGACGAACTGACCGATAAACGGTAGTCCTTCGATGAAGTCGGTTAGTAGCGGCGGAAGGTCTTCCGGGCCTTGAATATCGTCGGGATCCGCGGTCGCGATAAGCGAGTTGACGCCCGCCCAGATTGACGTGATGATTCCGAACGGGCTCAGATCGTTAAGAATGTCGCCGCCAGTCGACGAGTTAAAGATGTTAGGCACCCGCTCGCCGGCTCGAGCGCGCACAGCTTCTTGGGTTTGATCTTGAAGCTTCTCCGCTAGCGTTTCTACCGTAAGCGCGCCGAGTGGAAGGTTAGGAACGCCGGCCGGCGTAGTCACCGGCTGACCTCACGGCGCACGGCGCGCTCCGCGAGTAGTATCCGCTTCGGTATTTCGGGCGCGTCCTCGGTGCGGGCAACGAACGGATCCGCGTCGGTATGCTGCGGCGGCTCGGGTAGTTTTACCGACTCTTGTTTAATTCCATCGGTCACCCAGGCCGGGGCGTGAATAGCCGCCGGGTCGACATACTCGGTCTGCCGGATTCCGAGCGCGACGAGCTGTGCCGCTAGATCGCCGACGACCGGTTGAAGCATATGCAGCGGCATTTCGGTCGCCGTTAGAAGCGCCGAGGCCAGAGCTCCGCCGAGTGCTTTCGTTTGACCGTCGATATCGTCCATTGCCGGGATCTTCTTCGGCACGAAAGAGGTTTCGATAACCTTATCGGCGATCGCTTTAGCACTCTCGGGGCTCAGCTGTTCTTCGCTCACCAGAGTCCAATCTGTTGAAGTCCGCTCATCGACTTAGCTACCAGCTCCGAAATGCGCTCGATTCCGTCCTTCTTCGTTCTCGTATCGCCGAACTGAGCCGCGATCGTTAGGCCTTTACTTCCGTCCCAACTGACGTCGAGACTGCGGCAGCGGCGGACGTAGACGCGCGGCATCAAATACTTCTGCGTTCCGCCTACGCGGTCGCCGAGCCACCAATGTCCGAAGCCGTTATCACCGATAAGCCACGGTGACGCATTAGCGACTTGAAGAGTAAACGCCGTATCCGGATCGGTTTCGCGTCGACGCGCGCGGAGATCCATCACGCTTGCCGCCGTAAATGCCTGCGTGACGTTAGTCGACGTCGTTTCTAAGTAGTGTCCCCAGCCCTGTTTCGCGACGCGCGCTAAGAGCGGAACGCTCATGTGAGCAAGTATTGAGTTGGAGTATATGGGGTATAGGAATGCGTCAAGTGCGCCGCCGAGTGAGCCTATCGAGACGTCCTTGCCGACGATCGCCGAGATCGAGCCGGAGATGTTGTCGCCGAGGACGTCGCCTCCGTACTGAATCGCTGCGCTGATAAGTTCATTGACTCCGGGCATCGACTCACCGCCTACGGTGATACGGCCCGGACCGCCCGGTGAGCGGGAAAACTCTGACGTCTGAATACCGGTGATATCGCCGTCGCGGTAGACGACGTACGGATGATCCGGCAGCGTGCCGAGGAATCCCGGAAGCCGATAGCCGGTCTCGTCGATCGTATCGCCGGTTATCAAGTCGTAGGAGTCCTCGACGTGGTTAGAGAGCACCGAAGAGATTGATCTAGTCAGTCCGGTAAGTAGGTTGCCGCCGATCGACGTACCTTGCCGAAAACCCGACTTGTCAACAATGTCGACGAACAGCGTTCCGGAACGCCATCCGGTGCCGCCGCCCGGGTATGGTTCAGGATCTCCGGTAAGCCAGCGGCGCGCCCAGAGTTGGAGCTCGGCGTCTTCAAGTATTGGGGCGGCGACGTCGAACCATGACGTGCGGATAGATCCGACGACGAGAGCCAGCGGCGCGATCGAGTCGCCGATCTTACGCGGCATGACAACGATCTGAGACTGCTGCCATAAGTCGAGCGGGTTAGAAGGCCAAGTATCGGGATCGAGTAGATCCGAGGGAATCGTAATGTTCGTTAATTGTAAGCGGAGAAGGTTTGCCGCCAGGGTAAGTAACAGGCCGTGATCCGCCTGGGCGAGAAGCATCCAGGCTTTCGGCTGCTGTATCAGGCTGATCGGCAGAAATGGATTGCCGGCGGTATGAACGTGATGCAATTCCTGAATGTCGTCGAGGAAGTCGATCGTGACTTCATCGCCTTTATCGCCGCGGGTTATCGCGACTCCCTGCTGCGGTTTCATCCGGCCGCCGATCCGGGCGCCCATAGTCTCGACGATGATATGAATATTGCTAGTCGCGCGCTCTTCTTCGTTAAGCGCCCAGAATGCGGCCCAGGTTCGGCGCGGATCATCGAGGTCGATCGGTAGCTTAAGTTGGATCGTTCCGGTCTGATTAACGATCGGATTAAGCCGGCCGGATATTTCGCCGTAGACGGTACCGCGATAGTTCCAGTCGCCGTCGTACAGCTTTATCGTCGGCCGATCGTAGGCGCGTTCGATGCGGTACTCACGTAACTCTCGAGCCCACGCGGAGAAGTCGTCGTGATCAGTTCCGGTAAACGGTTCGGCGAACGTAGCGACCGTCATTCGAGGCCGCTCTCTGCTGACCAGTACCGGCGTTGCCGAAGTGTTGCCTTAGCTCCGCATGGCCCGGTACAGAGAACGGGAACGACTACCGGATTAGCCTCGGTTGCCGTATAGGGAGGAACGGCGTAGATCGGCTCAACACCATTGAACAGGCCGGCGGCGTTCGACAGATCGGCAGAGACGTAGGTGTCCATCATCGGATCACTCATTACCGATAGTAGTTGCGTCAGTGCCGGCGTGACGATCATTCGGGCGGCGTCTTGACCGACAGTCCGTCCCCATTTGCGTTCCTGACCGAAACCGAAGTCCGGGAACTGCCAACTCGTAGCCGGATCGAGCTCCCATTCGAGCCACAAGTCTTGATCGGTCGGGTTCCAGATATCGAAATATCCGGTGTTCGGGTTCGTAACTACGCGGGCAATAGAAATACTCGCTGTCGATCTGCCGGTGAAGAGCGCTAGCAGGAATCCGTTAAGCGCACCGCTACCGAAGTTCAGGGTGTATCCGAACAAGGTGGCGGTGACCGTCACTCCTCCGGTGCCAACGGTCGAAAGTTGCTCAAGGGCTTGCCTAATTGTCGACGCCGACGCTAAAAACGAGATAGGCCCGGTAGTTTGACCGCCGACGGTCATCGTGTAAGACAGCGTGCCTACGGTAACCGAGAACGATAACGGCGCGAGCGATGCGCCGTTAACGGTAAGGTTGCCCGGCTTAGTTATCGGGGTCACGATAGTCCAGCGGCCCGGATTACCTGTCACTGTGACGTTTCCCGCCCCTATGGTTGATAGGGCTTGCAACGCCGTTTGTACCGTCGAAGTGCTCGCGTTATAGGCAATCGCCGACGTGGTTTGTCCCGCGTAGCTTAAAGTAAACGTTCCCGATAGAGCGGAGAGGTAGACGGTGAAGTTGCCGGGGTTCTTCCACTCTTGGATTTCTTCGGCGGCTTCATACATAGGGTTAATAGCGATCGCCGAGACCACTGCGTGGTAGACGCTATCGACGTCGGCGTCGAAGCCGTCCTCGGTGGTATACATGATTTCTTTAGCGAGCTTAAGTGTCAGCGATCGTCGACCGGACGGGCCTTCGTAGTGCCACTTGACTTTGTTAAAGTTTCCGGGGGTTCCCCAGAGCCGTTGAAATCTCGGTCGTGAGTCTGGTGTCAGCCAGAACGGTAGGACCATCTCGCGGATCGGAACGGATTCGCCGACGATCCGCCCGCCCTGCTCGAACGCACCCGATGATGTTCGGACGGTAAATCTGGTGTCGTAGAGACCATCAGGGTTGACGTCAAGAATTATATTGTCGTCGATATAGTCATCGTTGGGAGCCGATACCACTACCGAGTCGCCGTTAGACGATTCAAGTGTGATTGTTGCGACTGCCATTTAATACCTCGCCAAGTTCGCTGCGGACCGCTCTTTCGCAATGCGCTCGGATACGAGATATGCGGGCTCGACGTCCGTGGTCTGAATGTTAAAGTTCGTGACTTGCTGACGTACCGGCTGACCGGCGCCGCCGACTACTCCACTAAGGACGCTGTTAGCGGCCGAGATAGCCGGCGCCGCCGAGATCGGTGCGGCATCTCCGCCCATTGAGGATTTAGTTCCGCCGATTTTAATTCCGCTCGCGAACGCCGAGATGCCTTTAAGCCAGCCCGGGGAGTCGCCGATACCGAGTACGCCGAGACCGGATGCGACCTGACCTGCGGCGACCTGACCGATCGCGGATCCGATCTTATCTAGCGATTGTGTTTTACCGTCCGGGCTCGTCACCGGACTTATTTGACTAAGCCCGTCGCCGGCCGACGCAGCTAGACCGGAGAACGAACTCGCGAGAGTAATCCCACCGAAGCTCGATGACGTTCCGGACTCTGCTGATCCCGGAGCCGATGTTGCCGGCGTGTCACCGCTTACTACGTCGGCGCCGAGCGTGTTCGTTACGTCCGAATTAGTTCCGAGTGACGGCTTCGCGGTCGTACCGAGCGCCCAATGAACATGGTCGCGGTGAGCAGCCATAAGATCGGAGCCGTAGTAGGCGTTTCCGTCGCCAACATTTTTGCCGTTCTTGATGTTACTGCTAAACGGACTATGGATCAGCTCGAGGCTGTTCGGATATGTTGACGCGATCCACGACGCGATCGCGCCCATACCGGGTCCGCTAATATCAATCGCTCGGCCGGCGTTGTGGTAATCGGCGTGTCCTTCGGTCATCACCGTGCGTGTTGCGCTCGAGAGAATCGCCGCCGGGAACTTTCCGCGAACGGCATCCCACATAGATTGCTGCTCGCCGGTCGTAATGCCAGGACCGCTGATATTGCCGAGCATGACTTTGCCGCCGCCCTCATAACCGGGCAGGGCTCCCTTGTTGTTCATGTAGTCGAGCAGGCCGGGATAGGCGTTCTCGATTTTCGACGTCGAAGACGCTTGAATGACATGCTCGCCGCCGTGAACGACACCTACAGCTTTATCGGTAGGCATGTTTCCTGTGTATCCGCCGCTGCTGAACTTCGGCAGTGAGAACGTCACAGGATCGCCGGGAAGGAAATCCGGGGTCGTGAAAGAGATCGCCGACGCGAAGCCGTTCCACCAGCCTTTAAGTTTGTCGATCATCGCTTTAAATGCGTTAGCGATTCCGTCCCACATTCCGCTCGCGGCGCTACCGATCGCGGAAGGTAATCCTTTAACGAAGTCGACAACTCCGGTAAATGCGCCCTTGATTCCGTCCCAGACGGCTTTCGCGCCGGCAACCATTCCGTCGAATATCGCGCCGATCGCATCCCAGGCGACGCCGAACGCAATCTTGATCGCTTCCCACGCGATCTTAAGATATTCAGTGAAGCCTTCCCATATTTTGCGGCCGATCTCGGTCTTCGTGAAAAACAACACGAGGCCGGCGACAACGGCGGCGATCGCGGTGACAATTAGACCGATCGGATTAGCGATAAGAGCGGCGTTCCAGAGCAGTTGGGCTTTCGATGCGACGCCAGCGGCTACGGAGATTGTTTGCGCGCCGGCCGCGGCGAGAGACGCGGCTCCGCTAACGGCGGTCAGTAGCGGCGTTACTTGACCTAACGCGTTGTTAAGAATATCGAGACCGGGGGCGGCCCAGGAATCGTCGCCGCCGAGAAGTTGCCTCGTCGCGTCGATGCCTTCCGTGATGCCGCCGATAGTGTTAATGATTCCGGCGGCGGCTCCGCCGACGACACCGGATGCTGTCGTAAGTCCGGTCGCGATCTTATTGCCGATCGCGACGCCGATATTTGTTGCGTTGTTAGCGACGTTGACGGCTTTCGTCAGACCGGTCATGATCGCTCGGCCGGCGGCGTCGAGTCTTTGCTTTCCGATCGCATTAGTTAGCGATATGCCGATAGCCGTTCCGAGTGCGGTACCGGCCGACGCTCCGAGCGTCGGAAGAGTATTCCGTAGCGCCGCTCCGATACGCTCGGCGGCGCCGGTCATACCGGTCGGGATCGCGTTCGATAGTCGCTCTCCGAGTCGCCGGCCGGCTTCTTCGCCCGCACCCTGGAGTGCGCCGACGATAAAGCCGCCGATCGCCGTCGACGACGCCGATGCGCCTTTCGCTACCGACTCGCCTGTTTTCTTTCCGGCGTCTTCGGCCGCCTTCTGGTCGACCTTCGGCTCGACCGAGACCTGCTTAGTGTGTTTCTCGACCGTTTGCTTAGCCTGCTTGCCGGCGGTCTCGGTCGCACGCTGATCGACTTTCGGCTCGATCGTAACCGAGACAACTTTGCCTTCGACCTGCTTCTCGATCGCTTCGGTGACACCTTTAAGCGAGGGGATGATTTGAAGTGTGGCGAAACCGATGGTTGTCACTTCGTCATCTCCTTCTTTCGCGCGAGGAACATCGCTTTAAGGTCCTTCTTCGATTCAGCTACGGCTTTTGACCTCATTTCCGCGCGAAGCGGGTGGTCGAGGTTTTCGGGAGTTTTCTTCGGATCCGAGTTCGCGCGCACTAAGAGCGCCCAGAGATCGGCGAGAAGGTTCTCTGTACTTGACCACATCTGCTGACCGTTATTTAGTGCGGTCACTAACGCTGCATCTCGCGGAAGCTGCCGGATAAGGACACCGAGCTTCCGAGCCGATAACGTTCCGCGGTAGAAGTCGCATAAATCGACGTGATAGAACCTGGCTAGGTCGGCCTCTATTTCGTCGCCGTGCTCATCGAGCAGGCTCCAGAGGCCGCCTAGTTTCCCAGGACGTCAGTGAGCTTCTTTCCGATCTCCGCGAAATCGTCGACGGTCGGGTTCGTATCCATAAACGCCGACCATTGCTCGTCGCCGACTAGCAGTTTCGTTCCGAGCATTTCGTCGCCGTCTTTAAACGCCATATACGCGGCGAGTGGAACTTTCCCGCCGAGCGGGATCGTTAGCTCGACCCCGCACTGCTCGATGACGATGAATCCGTCAGCCTCGGCTTTACGTGCGTCGGCGGTTTTCTTCTTTAGACGGTCGGCCGGCGGCGGAGCATTGTCAGGGATTTCGGCCATGGTGAGCTCCTTGCTGTTCGTCGTAAGGTGAAAGAACCGGACGGCGCCGCCTTACCGCCCGTAATGCGGCCGGTGACGTTAAGCGATGGTGACCGTACCGCCGGTACCGGTAGCGCTAGCGGTCACTGTTGCCGCCGTGAACACTGCGGTGAACGGGCCAGTTCCGGATCCGGTAACCGTGACGCCAGTCGAGCCGACAGTCGAGAGTGCTCGCAGCGCGGTTTGGAGACCAGCCGCGGTGATCGTCGTAATTGATGTGGTCGTTTGGCCGCCCACGGTCACGGTGTACGCGGTGACGCCCGAGCCGATGGTGAACGTCTTGACGGTCGTGTCGTCAATGACGAGGAACACGTCATTGTTAGCGTCTGCGACGTGATGGACAGCCATTTCTGCAAACGACAGTTCGCCGTCAACGATGCCGCCGTGAGCTGTCAGCTCAACGGGAGCGGGACGAAGCGACATCCATGCGCGAGTCGTCGAGTCGTCGACGAACCGGTACAACACGTAGACCTGAATGTCTTTCGGGATGCCGATTTTGTTAGACGCCGAACCCGGCAGGACGATCGTCTTAGTGACACTGTTGGTTTCGAGAACGGTAAAACCACTCTTCAGGTCGCCGTTGCGCATCTTACGGCGGAACCGGGGAGATCCGAACGCGTTGTAGTCCTTGACCTCGATCGACGGCTCGAGTGGGATGCCTTTGACGTCATCAATGAGACCGGAAAAACTCCAGCCGAGGGTTTCGAAGTCTTGGCTCGCGTCAGTCGGGGTGATCGCAGAGAGGCTAGTCACGGCTGACTCTAGGGCGAGCCATACTTCGGCCTTGTCTGGGATGATTGTGGCGTCGGGATTAATAGATGCCATTGTTGTGACCCTCCTTAAAGGGGCTTTATGCCCTTGCGGGCTCCAACCCGCCTGGAATTAGGCGGGGCTGATTGTTAAGCGCTCGGCTTCTTCTTACGTCGACGAGGCTTCTCTGACGTCGACGTTGCGGCGGTATCGGCGGACGGTTCTTTACGCGTTCGCCGCCGCTTCCGCGGTTCGCGTTTTTTATACGCCGTAAACTCGAGACCGGCTTCGATCGCCGCTCGCGAGAGTGCGCCGTCTTTAGCTTGTATATCCGCGGGCACGGTAATGACGCCGCGCGCTCGGTCGGTCGTTTTCATCTCGATAACGGCGCTCTCGCCGACGCTCGCAGCGATTTGCTCGGTCTTAGCGGCTATCTCGGCCATCGCGATTACTTTAAGAACTTCGGCGCCGCCGGCTCTATCGAGTACGAAGACCATTTATACCTCGACCGTTTTAGCATAAGCGCTAAGTAGTACTGACGCTAAGAACGCGGCGGTCTCGGGATCTCGCGCGTCGAGGATCGCTCCCATATCGGAGTTGATGCTCGCGATACCGGTAGGACGTCCGGAGCCGAGAAGACCTGCGGCTTTAGCAACGATTGATCGGACTTGTGTTCGTCCGGATCCGTACGCGGTGAGCCTGATCGTGTGTTCTGACTTAATCGGCCATGTTACCGGGCCGCCGTCGTCGGCGACGACTAAGACGGGAGTATTTGTTGGTGTCCACTTCTCGGGAACATTAAGGCGGACGTCGGCGTTTGTAATTCGGCTTTGCAGCCAATCTTTGACGGCCGGAATAATGTCGGCTTGAACGCGGGTCACGGCGTTGCGCCTGATTTCACGGATGCGAGCACTTCAATGCCGCCGCGTCCGTTATCGTTCCACTCTCGAGCGCGTCCGACGCAGACTTGATCGCGAATAGTGATCGTAAACTTGTCGGTCAGCAGCGAGCTTGTGCGAACCCATCCGGTGGACTTCCTGATTGTCAAAGGAAGATAAGCCGTAAAATCTACGGTGTCTAGTTGACCATCGGCGCCGGGTCGGACCGTAGTGTTACCGGGCGCGATTAGTGCCTCGATAGTAAACGGTGCGCTCGCCGCGACCGGGTTGTCATTATCGTCGATCTTCGCTTGCGGAGTGACGGTAACGGTTTCAGTCACGGTGTTTTTCCGAGTGCGTAGAGATCAAGGATGGAGCGCTCGGCATCGGTGAATAGTTCCGCGTCGGTGTTGCTCGGCTCCGTGTACTGAAACGGACCGACCGAGCGCGCGATCCGCTCCGGGCTAAATGCGCCGCGGTCGACAGAGGATAGCAGGGCGTCTTCGAAGTCGGCCGCGGTAGCGTATCCGTGGGAGAACGTCACGGTGATAGAGCCGAACATCGACGACCACCAGTATCCGGATTTTTTGACGATCAGGCCGCGCGGTGACCAGTTGAGATCGGCGAGGTTAAGCGTGATGCCGTCTTCGTTAACTTGCGTTAACGCCGTCATATTTAACGTAGGCAGCACGAGAAGATTACTGCCGGTGCCGTCTAAAGTGACCGATTGTCCGGTGAGAACCGGCGTGACATGCCAGCCGCAGTAATTCTTCGCCGCGGCTAATGCCGCAGTTACTTGGCGCGTCGTTTCGGCGTCGTCACTTCGTAGACGGCCTCGAGTGTAAGACTCGACGGCGGCGGCATTAAAGACCATTTACTCTTCGCCTACAGATGACTCAGCAGAAGAGTCGGCTTTAGTAGCCGGCTTGCGCGCCTTATTAGTCGGCGATTTCGCTTTATTGACGACACCGGTTTCGGCTTTCACCGTTACGGGTAGCAGTCCGAGAGCTTTCGCATCGGCGTCGGAAAGCTGCTGAGTTGTTTGAAAACCGTTGATTTCTACGTCGTAGCGGTTCATCGAGCCTCCTGATTGAGTCGGAGCGGAGGACGGCCAAGGCTGGTCGCCCTCCGCTCCGATCAGTGCCATTGTTAGGCGACGATATCCACGGTGCAGAACGCGGTCGGGCGCGTCACGCCGAAGGCGAGACGTTCCTCGGCGAGGACAGCCACCAGGTTGCGAACGAAGAAGTCGCTGTGGCTGTCGGTCATGGTGACCGTGGTCTGCTCGCGATCCCAGACGACGGCCTTCGTGAAGTCGCCGAGTGTCGCGAAGCCGGCAGTCTGGGACTCCGACTCGATGACCGGCACACCCCAGAGAGTGCGCTGACCGATAGCGGACGGGCCGCCGTAGTAGTACTGGTTTTGACCGTCTTTGGTCAGATCGACGGCTTCGGCGTCGGCCGGGTTCATCAGCAGAGCGGTCGGATTGACCCGGCCTACGGTACGCAGCTTGGTGATGCCCTTACGGACCGACGTGAAAATGTCGGTGGCGAAAGCCTGCGTCTGAATGCCGCTGGTGTTCGCGATACCGGTGAAGTTTTCACCGGAGCCGTCGCCGTTGAGAAGCTGGTTCTCTTCGGCCTCGGCGACGTCAGCAGAAAGCTGATCGTTGATCAGACCTTCGAGCTGCGCGACGTCGGCGAGCGCACGCTTAGTGACGGGCACCCACTCGGCGATGGTTTTCACGTTCGCCTGAACGACCGCGAACGCCCATGAGCCTTCGGGCTTGTAGCCGCCACCGGAAGCGTTAGTGAACGTCACCGCGCCGGTCGTGGTGTTAGCCGCGGCGGTACGAGCCGCAGAGCTTGTCGCCTCTGCGACGACTGCGGCGGCGTTAGTGTGGCTCGACTCCTGCACGAACTCGACCGTGTCGGAAGTCGTGCGTCGGTTCGACACCAGGTTACGAAGAGTCAGCGGCTTACGCCCTAACAGTTCGATGATATCGGTGCGCTCGTTAACGACGAACGCGCCGGCCGACGTCGAGCTCGCACCAGTGAACAGTGCCTTGACCGCGATCGGTGCGGACTGGACGCGGCTTTGCGCCGGGATCCGTCCATCGGGGAAGCCGCCGAGCATCGCCTTGAACTCCGGCGAATCGCAGACGGTCAGTCCGAGTGACTTCACGCGAGCGCGGACGTCGCCGGCATCGGCGGGAACGCCGACCGAATCGGCGAAGCTCTTAGCCTCGGAGATGATAGCTTCGTCGGCCTTCGTGGTTTTGATGCCTTCGAGCACCGATTTCAGTGCTGCCATTGCGCCGTCGTACTCGGTGCGCTCGTCGTCGGTGAGGTCCCGATTGTTGTCGGCGGCCTTCTGTGCGATTTCGCGGGCCGATTTACTAGCTGCTTCGGCGCGCTCTTTGAGCATCGCGATGCGATTTGTGCTCATTGATTCACCATCCTTTAGGTGTTTGGGTTATTCGATTTCGGCGAGGATTTCGCCGAAAATTGCTTCTGGAAGGACTGACAGGTCGACGGACGGTGTCGGACTGGCCTCGCGGATCTCCTCCTCGGACAGTTCTTCGTCGTCTTCGTCGCCTTCGACCTCGGGTGCGACGGTCGGGGCTGACTTGACTTCGAGAATGTCGTCGTGAGACTGGCGTGACGGATCCGGCTCGCTGGCCTTCTGCTCGTCTGGTGTGTTATCGAGAACTGACAGCACGCGGCCTAATGCCTCGTGAGCGCTGCGTAGTTCGTTCTCATTTTTGGCCGATAACACGCGGCCAGCTTTGACGTCGGTGATTAGGCGATCGGCGACGATCGGCATCTGCTTCACCGCGAGTACTTCGGTTTCCTGATTAGCTCCTACGGTCACGACTGAAACTTCGTAGAGCTTCATATCCCGGATCTGGTAGACGTCTTCGCCGTCGAGTTTTTCGGTGCTTCCGTCTACGACGTCGTAGGCGAATGACATTTGGTTGATGCGTTTGCCTTTAAGCATCCTGTAGACCTGTTTGGCTTTCGGATTCTCGAGGTCGAGTTGAGCGGTGACCTTAAGGCCAACTTCGTCTTCTTCGGCGGCGACGACGTGCCCGATGTTAAAATCCGGGTCGCTCATGTTGTGGCCGAACAGCAACGGTATAGCGTTGCCCGATTTTTCCCAACGCTCTAAGTCGTTAGCGAACGCGCCTTTAAGTACGATATCGCCGTAGGAATCGACGTTGCCGAACACGCTGGCGTAGGCGACGAACTGACCCTCGGTGAGTCCGTCTTGCGGGCCGGCTTTGATTTGAATAGTTGCGTTTTTAGTCAGCATTGTTTTCCTGTCCTCCTATGCCGCGGGCTCATCAGCCGGTGGTGCGGCCGGGATCGGATCGGGGTTCCCGTTCTGGGTGACGTTCAGCGGCCGGATGAGATCGTCGCCGCCGTCGAGCGGAGGACGATTATCTAAAGCGCGTGCTTCGTTAATCGTCATCGTCGGACCGCCGACCGCCTTCGAGATCGCGTCGGCGCGTTCCTCGAATGCGCCCGAAAGTTTTTCGCGCAAATTAAACTCGATGTAGAACCTGGCGGGCTCCGGCTCTAGGTCTTTAAGTATTTGTAGCTCAATCTCTTCTTGGATCATCGTCAGCCATGGGCCAAGCGTTTCGGTATAGAGCATCCGCTGTTGAACAGTGATGTTGGAGAACGTGGCATGATCGAGTATGCCGATCATCGGCGGAGGCACGAAGTAGGCTGCGGCGACTTCTTCGCGAGTAAGCCGGCGGCTTTCGATGTATTGCAAATCCCGGGCGGTTTGCGAAACCGGCTTGAATTGCATTCCGTCTTCTAGGATCGGGGTTCCGCCCGCGCCCGGGCCGGCGCCGGAATACTGTGCCTGCCAGTTGCGTTTGAATCGGTCGCGCGCCGAATCTGACCAGTCGGGTGCGTCTTTCGGACGCTCGAGATAGCCCGACATACGTGCGCCGTTACGCATGACTTGTTCGCGCATCTCGCCCGCGGCGTACTCTTCGCGTAGCGTTCGGCGTAACGCCTCGAGCGGACTAATTCCGATATCTTTATCGAGGCCGTAGCCGCGGAAGTAGACAACCTCGTCGGCTTTATAGACCTTAGTCCCGGACGTTCCGTCGACCTTAAAGCCGTTCGGCGTCAGCCAGTTATCGCCCTCGGGTGTCACGAATTGCGGCGGGATCCGCACTAGACCGTTCGAGTCCGAAGTAATCCGGGTTTTTAGCCAGTAGGCGCGGTCGTAGATAGCGAAGTCGCAGACGAGCGCCTGAATGAAGCGGTATCGAGTCGTCCACGGATTAGGCTGTTCGAGCATCATCGCGAGCGGGTGATCACTTAGCCGGCGGCGGTCTGCGTCTCCGACGCGCTCGAACATATGCAAGCCGAGTTGGGCGACGTTACGCGCGAGGAAGCTTACGACCGTCCGCACCGATTCCTGTGTGCGGTAAATCTCGGCGTAGTCGGCGTAGTAAGTAGAAGACAGCTGTATTCGCGACGGTGTCGAAAAACCTACGCGCGAGCTGCGCGAAAGTGCCTCTATTGAGCCGGCGCTTGCGACGAAAGCCACTAGCGCCTCCTTTTAAAGCAGTTGAATAAAGTCGACATTTATCGCACCTATCAGAACTTCGCCGTCAGCCGGCGCGGGTTCGGCGCCGGGCTCATGCACGACAGCGCCGCGCAGCACCAGAGCATCCGGGCCGCTATAAGTACAAACCCCGGCGATCGCATTACCGCTGCATAAGTTCACGAGAACCTGACGGTTCAGCAGGGCGGGCGGTCGACGGTTAAACAACGAGAAGGTCTTTCGATTCATAAGCGGAGACCTCCACGGGTACGTAAAGCAGTTCTCCGGCGACGGCTTGGATACACGCGACGAGCGGTGAAGCGTCGACCGGAGAGTTTTTCCGGTCGATAACCCACGAGTCGCCGATAACGCGGGCTTTCGCAGTTCCGGCGGCCGCGTCGAGTACCGGCGACGGACGGTGAGCGGCCTTATCGTTGATGATCAGGTCGTAGAAATGGCCGTACGCTTTCGTCAGATCCGGTCCGCCGAGCTCGACGACGTTAACGCCGGCTTCTCGGAGCTCGTCGATAAAGCCTGACGCCGGAGCTCCGCGGGCCTGAATAATCACGGAGTCGAACCGGTCGAGTCGAGTCGTAAACCATTCGGTGATCCATTCGGTGCCGCGTTCGGCGGCGGCGAGCTCGAAGTGCATTCTTCCGTCGTCGCGGCGAGCGGCGACTCCGATATACGCTTTCGAGCGCGCAAAGTTGATATCGACGGACGCAAAAACCGGTGAGCTTTCCGATCTCCGCGACGCCGGATCCGTTGTTGACGTCCACGCATCGGCGGGAAAGACACCCGGTTCGATTGCGGACACCCATTGACAAAGATGTTCGGTCTTAAATCCGGGAACGTTATCGTTCATCGCTTCGAGTCGGCCGCGTAACGAGTCTTCGGTAAAGCCCGGTAGATAGCCCATGCC